TATTGGAAGGGTATATCCCGACACACTATAGTCACTTCTAATAAAATCAAACTCATCATACTGAGGAAACCCTTGCCACGAAACTGCGGTTGGATTTACTCCACATTGTTTTAATGTTAACGCAGTCTCGTTAATATAATATAAATTATTTTCTAGTGGTTCATAGTTTGTTGACCCGGTATATGAATTATTAAATAAGACTTGAAACTTACAAACCGGTCTAAATGTTGTTGATTTTTGTCTTTCGTCATTAAACACCTGAGCCAAATTAACATCAATACTTCTATCAAATTCTTGTAAATTTTTTGAGTTTTGAACTAACGGTGTTGGGACAGATAAATCAGTATTTGTTGATGTTTTATATCGTAACGACCCTAATACTATTCTTATATCATCCATTTTAATTTACAATATTACTAGTGTTTATCCATTTTGTTCTAAATCTATCAAATGCGGATGCTCCTCTTTTAAGACCAAAATAAAAGTGGAATGGTGCCCCTGTAGTCACCTGTTCAGGACCAGGATTGTTTTTATCCCAATATTGTACAAGTGCAGTAATTGAACCATTTTGCATTGGAGTCCCTCCCGGTGTTGATGGTGTTAAACTATTCCCATTGGTAACCGCGTATATATACCCTTTTAAATAATTATTTTGTGAGGTATTATAACTTCTAAAGTATCTCGATGGTGGTGATAATCTATCTAAAGATTGATATTTTGACGAATAAATTGTACTATAATCCCAATCATTAGATTCTCCTCCAAAAATACTATTTTTACTACCTGAGGTCGCGTCAATAGTCCATTGAGACAACGGAACTAATTGAGAATAAACCGGGAAATTGCTAAAAGTACAAAAACTTGCGGTTGTCCCAATAGGGTTTATAATAGTTCTCTTTGGTGTAACATAATCTCTAAGTTGTGTATCTGATGAAAAGAATATTCCCAAAGAGTTATCACAATCAAAGAAAATTGGGTTTTGAATCGCGGGGTCAACTAACGCAGACCCTGTACCTGTACCTGGACCTGTCGCAACAAATAATGTATTAATAGCGTTACTTGTGGCACCAATTGAGGTAAAATTAGTTGGGTTAGAAGGCGTACCATCTGACAATATCTTATATTGAATACCTGTAACAAAACCACCCGCACCAACTACTGTTGGTGAATCAGGATAATTAGATGATTGAAATGACGCCACACCTAACTCAGAATTAATAGAAATTAATTGAGCGTAGTCAGCGTCAATCAAATATCTACCGTCCCTATCATTTTGAAAATATGCGAAAATATTAAGTGCCCCTAACGCATTTTCTAAAAAGTTATTATCCATAAATCTACTTACAATAAATAAATTTAATATTTCATCTACGTGAGAATATGTTGATGTTTCTAACTTATTTACTAAATAACCGTCGTACTCATCTGACATAACCAACTCTTGTAAAAACGCCGACCTAGGACCTAAATCCATAATAGTAGTAGGAAACTTCAATGGACCACTAAATTCCCCTGAACTAGGGTTATACGGTGAACATCTATAATAAAAACTTCTTGACGGATTATGATACATTACAACATCGTTACAATATCTAGCGATAGGTGCATTTGGTGGATTAGCCGTAGGAGAACTAAACCCTCTCACTTCATTTTTAAATGCAAAAGCATATAAAACACCATTAACCCAATTATTATTAAATCTATGCGAGAAGACATTTCTACACGCACCGAGCATTACCATATTTCGTGCAATCCACTCAAACATTAATTCCCAATCTCTTAATAATGAAATGAATATAGTTGTTATAAAAATATAACATCCACCCTCAAAAATTGTTTCACCATTAAATTCTAAACAAGGGTTTCCTCTTGGTCTTATTAATATAGTACTATTAACCGGAGATTTTTGACATCCGTAACACTCTAAATTAACAGAACCTTCACAAGTAAATGTATTAATAACTTGATTTATTTTTGGGGATTGATTTAAATCTTCCCTTACATCATCTAAAGACCCGTTTCCAACAGAACCACTTGGTCCTGCAACCGAATTTATACCAATAACACCTGTTTCAGGTATTTGATACATAGCAAACTTACTATTCTTTTGTAATACACGTCCATTACAACAATATTCTTCAACATTTGTACTTGTAGGTAATCTATCACCTCTCATAACAATTTGATTATTTGTCATACCCGGAAATGTAGTCCCAACACTACCTAATGTGAAATTCATAGTGTTCGCAGTTGTAGCATAAATAGGTGAATAATAATAACTATAAACTCTTGGTGTTTGAACATTAGCACAACAGAAAATCAAGGAACTACTTTCAGACGGTCCTGTCGGTATAAATTGTTCCATATGTAACATTGACGACCCTTCAACAATTTCATTAGGGATATACCCCTCATTTCTACCGGTAGTCGAATAATATCTTGTGGTTCCCGTATTTAATGTCATCCAAGGTAAGTTACTTCTATTACAGTCACGATTCACCCCACAAGTTCCATTACGAGTTAATTTAAAAGTCGGATTTCTTGACCACGCCAAGGTAAAACCATTAGCAGTTCCAACTGATATTCCGTGAAATGGGTCGGCATTTGCTCCAGCACCAATTGGAGGTGTTTGAGGTTTTGGAGTAGCCTCGTCATCTCCCGAGTTAGGCGTTCCATTAGTAGGTTGTATATTATTACAACTTGGTTTATATTGTGACGTTATTGAACGATTATCTAAACTAGAATAATAACTAATTAAATTTGAATTAAACCCTGAAAATCTTGAAGTTTTTTGAGTCCAAGTTGTCGCAGTTAAACCATTAGTATATCCTGTAACATAATCCCAAGTTTCTCGTTGATTATCACAATAAGAAAATGAATTAAAATATAATTGTTGACCATTTGCATAAGTATTTTCACTATTAACATTTCCACCAACCGTTACTGAATTACCCCCAACCCAAGTTTGACCTATAACAAAATTTGATGTACCACCACTTGGTAATGGTGTCCAAGCTGGAAGTGGTATTGTAGACGCTCTTTCAGTTGAGGAGTGACTAATATTTATAAAACTACCCTGAATAGGTATATTCATCCTATAAAACCCCTTTATTTTTACCGCACTTTCTGAACTATACCCAAAAAGTTTACCTACACCATATTCAATCGGTATTTTAGAGGTATAAGGGTCAACACCTCTATTTAATATTACGACGTAATTATCGTTAACATATCTAACATAATTTATTGACTTTAATACTTTAACACCAGGTAATAATTGTCCCGGAATCGCTCCAACAAAATCAATATACCCTCTACCACCATATTGATTGCTATTAGTATTATTATACATTTTAAAAAAAGTGGTGTCGTTTGCAAAATATTTTTGATTTAATGAATTAGGTAAGAAATCTGGTGATGTAGGGGTTAAGCACATACCACTAAATGAACTATAAGTCATTCCCGTAATAACTTGGAAGTATTCGACATCAATTGGAAATTTATGAATATTTGTGGTCGATGTTGCTGTTATCGTAACGTTATATAATGGTGATTGGGTATTTCCATTACCGTTAGGGTTTGCATAATTAACTCTAATTTGTGTATTACCGGTATATGTTGTACCTGTAATAGCATTATTATTAAATTTATTTTTAATACCTCCCGTTAAATTTGGGTCTTTAGTATAAGATGGATTTTGGAACGATATCATTTGACCCGTAGCAAATTTCTTAGCAGTAGATTTATCACATAATATTACAATAGTATTATCATAATGCACATTAGTTTGACCTGTTTGAAAATTAACAGAAATTCTATTAACTCCACCTCCAGGATTGTTTGCCGTTTGGTCAAAATATTTTGCTTTAACATTAAATAAATTAATTCTATCTGCAAGAGGTAAACCATTAGTAAACCAATCCCATTCGTTCGCCAAAGTATCTCCACCCGAACCTGTAGTCAATATTTCTGATTGGAAATAAGGAGCCCCAATAGTGGATGAACCGTATTGACCATCATAGGTATACCCCGCAAAATCATTAGCTAAAATAGTTTTTAATTGACCATTAAAACCTGTTGGATTTGTCTCCGCATTATATGACGGTAATCTAAATCCCGAAAAAGTCGATACAGGGGCTAATATTAAACCATTATTTAATGGAGAAATTGGTCTTGGGTCAGAGAATATTGTTGGACAAGGTTGTAATTTATCCTCCTCATCAGCAGGTGCACCATCAGGGTCAGGTTCTTCATTAATTGGTTGACCTTGATTACAAGAACATAAATCACAATCCGGATATGTTAAAATTGGGACTTTAATACCTTTTAAATCAATTTCCCATAATTTTCGTAGAATATAATATAATAATATCGATAAAATTAAATAAATTACTATCATTGCTGCGTAACCTGCAATCATACCTAACGCGTATGGTACACACCCTATAATTAATAAAGCGTAATTAACAATACTCGCTAAACACCAAACTATTAACCCAGGTATTACAATAATTCTCAACAACCATATTACAAAATATAAAATGTGTAATAGAAGTATTAACGCGAAAAAAACAGGTGTTAATATGATACTAAAAAACATAAAAATTATGTAGATTATATCAAACCTAAAATTACCATCATTTGTTGGGAATTTATTGTTTTCACTTTCACACGACTCTTCTAAAATATTTTTAATACCAATATATCTTTCAGTACCACTACCTTTTTTATGATTATCAATAAACTCAGAAACAGTATAAACTTTATTATACTGCATCATATAAAATTTATCTTCACAATTTATTGCGTCTTGAATCATTTGTTGGTCACCATAATCCGCCCAATCTACACTAAAAGCGTACGATTCTACCTGAAATGTTGAATATTCTCTAATATTAGGCACTAAATAATAAGCTCGTTTTGTTATATCAGATAATGATGGTGATTGAGCCCATTTAACTTTAAAACGATACTTCGCCTTAGTTGGAATTCCAACTTCAGGGTCGTTAGATATAACCTGTTCACCAAACTCATTTGTGGTGTAGTAATCCATATTCATCGGAACATCAATTAACCAAGTCCCGTTTTCATCAATAACTTTACCACCACCTTCTAAACTGAAATTTTCAAGAATAGGTAAACCATTAGAATCTTGTAGAATTGTTTGTCTAATTGCCAATATTTCCCCCGGTCCCGCAACTAAACTACATAAATGACCCGACCTGTTAGTTGGTTTACAATTAGATTTTACAGCATTTGTATTAGAATCAGAAATAATTGACCCCATAAAAACAGACGTTGGTCTAATATCAATTTTTGATTCACTACTTAAATCAAAATCAGTTCTTGTAATACCTAAATTACAAATTTCGGGTTGTCCCCATAATGGGTCAACCTCAATAGATTTAATAAGATTAATGATTTGTGGTAATTCACGTAAGTTATTTGATGATTTAAAGTTAGTCCCTGAAACTTGAGCCTCAGTCGCTAATCCCATTCTAATCAAATCTTGTGGTGATAATGAAAATTCACCGATATCAGATAAGTCAACATCCATTACAATAGTATGAGACCCTACCGGAACTCCAAATATCATATAATCCCCACTTTCGTTGGTTACCGCGTTATATTTGTAGTATTTGTCATAAACATCAATTAAAGTTGGATTTGTTAAAACATCTTTTCTTGTAAAAAATGTTCCGGTTGGCACGTGAGCACTATATGATTGGACATATGGTAATAAATTATATCTATAACCATCATCATTATTATCCAATAATGTTTTATAAGGGTATAACTCCGATATGATTGGGTTTGTTTGGTCCACACTATCAATAGGAATAAAGATAGAAACTTTAGCGTTTGGAAGACCAAAACCATTATTAACACTAACACGACCAACAATCACACCGTAGTCAGAGCATTGTCTTGTGTAGATATCACTTTGTAAAATTTTTAAGGATAGAATCTCTAAATATTCGAATTCTTGTTCAACTAATACCTTCAAAGAAGTATCAACACCGACCTTCGTTCTTATTCTATATGATTTTGACATTTTTTATCTTTTTAAATAAATAGTTTATACACTATTTTTAAAAGATAATTCATAATTTTTAAAAATAAATTATGTCTCGTATTTATATTTTTTCACAAAATCAATAGGGTTTGACTTCATTTCTAAAAAATTATTAACAATTTCAATAACATACTTGTTAATTGTATTATCTATGGATGTATGAGTAGTGTCAGGAATATCAATATTAATTACTTTAGTTATTAAATTATTTTTAAATAATGACACATTACCTCCTGAATTAGTAAAGAAATACATATTATCAGACCACTTAACTGACATAAAATTTATTGCGTAAGTAACATTATCTTTAATTTGGTAATCATAATTGTTATCTAATTGGTTTGCACTATCTAAAAATATGGTTAAATCTACCTTAATATTTTCTTTATTTAGATTATCCAATACCTGAGCAATATTATATCCACCAATACTATGTCCAACTAAAACAACTTTACCGGTTGGATTAAATAACCTAAAATATTTGACGGTTTTAAATATTTCTTCGGAAGTTAAATTATAATTATTGGTTCCCGCATATGTAATAACACTTGTTTCATTAGTTTCTATTTTACTTTCTAATAAACCCAACCCATCTAAATCTCTTGAATGGGTAATGTCAATTTGAATTTCATTAGGCCCGGTTACGTCTTTAAATGGGCTTAACGCCCCTTCAGCAACAATAACTAAATTTTTAGTATTTTTATTAAAATAATCTTGAGAATATTGAGTTTTTTCTAAAATTCTTCTATGTTTTAAATCATTAAAATCTGACATAATAAAAGAAGATATTACTAATAATAAAAAAAATTGGAATTTTGTTATTTTTTTAGTTTGTCTAATTTGATTAAAATAAATTAAAAAAACAATAAAAGAACAAATTAATCTAAAATTAAGGTATAGTCCCGCAACAAACCATTGAGCCCAAGTTCCGTTATACCCTTTAATTAAAGTTAAAATATCTGTAACATAATCCATCTAAAAAAAATAGATGGTTATTATTAAATTATCAAGAGAAGTTAACTGTTTTTAAATTTTTAACTCTAATATTAATATCTTTGTTTGGATATTTAATTTGATATGTTTGATTTGGTTGAGCAAAGATTGTCTCATCAATTAATTCAATTTGTTTAGTCGTACTATCAATATATCTTTGAGATGTTTGTGACGATGAGTATTGACCTCCAACTTGATTAAATACTTGAATATCTGATACTGAGATTACCCCGTTTTCACTTTGGATTAATCGTCTCAATTCTGATATATTAACATTCTCACCTAATTGTCTGTTAATTGGTTCAAAATAATCAGAAACAATAGTTATTATTTGAGAAATTACCGTACCTTGATTTTGAGTGTTATCTAACACCACATCAATATTAAAACTTAAATCAATAACATTTGCACTTTGTATTGATACATAATCATTTATCATACGATAATTTGATAGGTAATTTGCAACATTATTTTTTAAAGTGTTTGAGATTACTTCAGTTAATCGACCTGTTTCATCATAAGATAACATTTGAACAATTATCTTGTTATTATTTTCAGTTATTGATACTTTAGCCGGAGCACCAAATTGAGACGGCATTGTTCTAATTATTGATTCATAATCATTTACAGTTACAGCTCTTTTTTGAGCTGAAAAATTATATGATACTAAATTTCTAATTTCTTCTGTTGTTGGAAAGTTAGCCCCACCAATAGCCGCAGTAACATTAGTACATCTTAATGAGTTAACTACAGTTGTGTTAACACTATCAGACGGTCCATTAACAAAGAATGAAACAGTACCAATTTGAGTAATAGCGTTAACCCCAATATTACTACCTACACCACCACCCACTCTATATTGAATGAATATTGTAGTGTTAGGTTTTAACGTACTACCTAAAGCCAAATTATTCGAGTATTTGTATAAATTCAATTGATATCCGTCTCTTGCAAATTCTCTTAATTGTTCATCAGATGATTGGGAACCTCCACCAAAAGTAACTTTAAGAAACCCTTCAGGTGTAAACTCAGTGATAAATTTGTTACTAGTTTGAATATATTTTCCAACTTTAATTCCCGGAGAATCCGAAACTTTAGTAGGGTCTTCTACAAACACTCTGTCCTCAGCTAACGCGTCCACTTCATACCATCTATTATCTAAACCTAAAAATTCTTGAACTGAAGGTATATTGGTATATTGTGTGCTATCTTTTAATAATACACTAGTCACACCTAAGACATTTTTATCCGGTAAAAATAGTTCATAAAAAGGTCTAACGTCATTTGGTGTTATAACTTTTTTGAATACTTTTGTTGTTCCGTTTACTACGGTTTCTCGTTTAGTAATAGTATAATTTAATAATTTATTATTTGAATCAAAATTAGGTATTTTTAGTCTATTTGGAAATCCTTCACCATTAATTGGTGATGAGAAATCAATATCATAAACAGTTTCAAAGACTTGACCAGCCCCATTAACCTGAGAACCTCGTCTTAATATACCACAATATCTTAAATCTTCTTTATCACCAAAAGCCGGAACCGTAATTGAAAAATCAACTAACGCAACAGATGGTCTCATTCCCGGAACTTTTAACCCGTAAGTTTTTGCAATATTAAAAACTGATGACCTTTGTTGCGCATATTGAAGTACCGTCTCTTGAATACTTCTATCTATATTGAATTGTAAGTTATCTGTTACCGCAGCATTTAAATCTAATAACACCGAAAAAACCGACGCATCATTAAAGTTTTGGATTGTATCCGGATAATACGTTCTAGTAAAGTTAATTAGTTCCGTTCTAATTGATTGGAAATCCCTTGTAGTGTAGGAAATTTTTTTATTTGCCATAATTTTTATATATTAATAATTACAAAGTCGCTACTATTAAACACATCATTATTGATGATATAATCAATCTTAACTTTTGCGGTATGTTCTTTATTTGAGATGTCTGACACACGAAATATTCTTTCATCGTTATCGTTAATGTAACTACCTTTATCTTCATCATCATCAGAAGCTGCGGTAATACTAATATTAGTTATTCTTATTCCGGGTAGATACACTCCGGCAGCCTCTCTAATTTCTGCTTCAATTTCAGAAAAAGTAGGACCATCTAAAGGTTCAAAAATAAATTCGTATAACCTTGTCCCAAAATCAGGTAAATAATATCTACTACCTTTTTTTGATAATAAAAGGTGTATTAAGTTAGACCTAATCTCTTGGTCATTATAATCTGATAAATCTAAATATTTCCCATCAAAAGAATCTCTGAAAGGAAAAGTTAAACCATATGTAATTCCATCTGCCATAACTATAAATATAGTGTCGTCATTATTTTTTATAAATACCCCTCAAAATAAAAAATCACGTCCTAAGCCGTGATTTATATTCTTATTAAGAACCACATCCGAAACACTCAAACTCGGAATCTGAAGGTTTTTGTGTTATATCAACAGTTGGTTTCTCAATTGGTTTTGGTTGACCCACTTTTGAGATATCGACCGCCAAGTGTTTTGCTCCGGTTGATATCGCTTTTGTTCTAACATAATAACAAAGAGTTTTTAATCCTTTACCCCAAGAATGGAAGTGTGATGACGAAATCTTTGATAATGTCGGATTAGACATATAGATATTCATCGATTGTGATTGGTCAATGAACGGAGCTCTGTCAGCCGCCATATCAATAAGTTCTCTTTGAGATATCTCCCAAATTGTTTTGTACTTTGGAATTAAATGTTCAATTCTTTTAACTTTCTTGTTGTAATTTTTATCCTCAACATCAAGGTAATGGTTAAAGTTAATATTTTGAATAGAACCTTCATTCATAATAATTTCATTTTTCAAATCTTCAGACCAAATACCTATCTTCTCAAAATCATTGATTAAATATTTGTTAACAATTAAAATCTCACCCCCAACAACTCTTCTGTTAAATAATGCCGAGTGAGCCGGTTCTGTCATTTCAAATGAACCTGTGATTTTAGCTGAAGACGCTACCGGCATCTGAGCCGTGAATAACGAGTTACAAACCCCGTGGTTAGACACTTCTAATTTAAGTGAGTCCCAATCCCACATTCTACCTAATCCTTCGTAATCTAATCCCCACATATCAAATTGGAATATACCTTTTGACATTGGTGAACCTTTGAAGAATTCATATGGTTTATATTCACCTGATTTACATAATTCCATACTTTCAGTAATTGCTGCGAAGTAGATAGTTTCAAATATTTCTTTGTTTAACTTTCTTGCCTCTTCAGATGTGAAGATATAATCCATTAAGTAAAATACGTCAGCAAGACCTTGTGTTCCAATCGCAATCGCTCTTTGTTCCAAACCACCTTTTCTACCTTGTTCGGTTGAATAACTATTGATATCAACAACTTTGTTAAGTGCTCTAACAACCTTTCTAACTTCATTATAAAGTAATTTAAAATCAAACTCACCTTTAATAATAAAGTTTTTCAATACCATAGAAGATAACGTACAGATAGCAGTGGTGTTCTCATCAGTATATTGGTAAATCTCATTACATAAGTTAGATTGTTTAATCACCCCAATGTTCTGATGGTTAGTTTTTCTGTTAGCACTATCTTTAGAACATAAGTAAGGAACTCCAGTTTCAACCTGAGATTCAATAATTTTATTCCAAATTGTTTGTGCTTTTACTTTTTTACCAAGACCAAGTTCAACCGCTTTGTTGTAGTTTTCCTCATACTCATCACCATAAGTTTCCTGTAATGGTTTGATACCCGCTTTGATAATATCATTAGGACAGAACAAATACCAATCCTTATTATCTTTAACCGCATTCATAAAGTTGTCCGGTAACCATATTGACGTAAACAAATCTCTTGCTCTTAACTCCTCAGCACCTGTATTCTTTTTAATGTCTAATAAATCTACGATATCTTTATGCCAAGGTTCAATGTAGATAGCTGCACTACCCGGTCTTCTACCTTGTTGATTAAAGAATCTTAACCCTTCATTAACAATCTTTAAGTATTTTAATAAACCACCCGCAAATCCACCTGATGAATTAATACGACTTTCTTTACTACGAACATTAGACATACATAATCCAATACCTGCGGCATCTGATGAATATGTTGAAATGTCGTTGAATGTTTGCAATAATCCTTCTCTTGAATCTCCGTGATTGTATTTCAATACACAAGATGCCAGTTGAGGTGTTTTAGTCCCCGCATTAATCATAATTGGTGTCGCAGGAGAAATAAGTTGATTTGATAATGAATGATAATATTCAACAGCCTCTTCAAATGACTTAGTAACCCATAAAGCCACTCTCATATACATATGTTGAGGTCTTTCAATAACTCTACCTTCAGGAGTTTTTAACAAATACATTTCTTGTAATGATTTCCACGCAAAATAATCAAAATTGTAATCATTCTCGTGATTAATTACAGAATCAATATTTTCAGGACCATATTTTTCAATAGTTTCCATTAACTTATCGTTAATAATACCATCAACGTGTAATGTGTGCATTGTGTTACAAAAACTTTCATCAGTTTCTTTATGATATGCGGATATCGCCACTGAAGACGCTAATCTTGAGTAGTCGTGATGACTTCCGGTATACGCCGCAGC